TTGCACCTGTTGCTGATACACTGAGTAGGTTCTCAGATATGTCAATTTCAAAACCACCAACGCTTACAGTTTCTATTGCGCCAGTTGCACTAACTCCTGATAAGGCTACATTAGGTGATACCTTGCCGTATCTAGCAGACCCATGCGTACCTGTGCCATAGAGAGCATCAGAGGAGTCAAAGAAAGACATTTGTTATGCAATACGTATTACAGCATTAGAAGCATTTGCTGCAGGAAACTCTATAGTTAAATCACCTGCTGTAGCACTTACAGTACCTCCAAAAGAAATTACACATATTGCTTTGTTTGAGGCAGAGGAGTTGTAAATAATACAACCTGCTGCTGAACATGTTACGTTAGAAAATACTTCATCTGCAAAATCTACTGTTGCAGTTGTGCCATCTGTAGCAATAGTAGCACTGTCTAGGTTTTGTCCACCTGCTGTGTAGTTAGTACCTGATGCCTCGTCAGAGTTACCTGTAACGTCTGAATAATTGGTTGTTGCTGCACCATATGTACCAGACTCACCGCTTTTAATTAATGCAAGTTTTAAAGTATGGGTATCCAGATCATGGACACCACCAAGAACTTCTGATTTAAAACTTGTACACATAGCTGTTGTAATGCCCATGTTTGAATCCCTTTATATACAGTTAGAGAGGCCACTCGAAAGCAGCCTCCCAAATTTTTTATTAAGCAAGTGCGTCACGAGCTACTTCATTAGCAGTCATGTCACTACCCATGTCTGTACAATCCATAAGGACTGCCCAGATACGGAACTTACCTGTAGCCATTGCAGCACCTGATTGTGTCGCAAGAAGTAAATCTATTGTATCATCAGCTACGCACATAATTGGTTGATAGGCAGCAGGATTCTGTGAAAGAGTTCCTGCAGCAGTACCAGATGCACTATTAAAACCATCAACAAAAGCATCTGCGTCTATACCAGTTACACCAAGATCACAAGTAGATGTACCTGCACTTGTAGCTGTTATGACTTCGATACCTGCATTGAGGATCATAGTACCTTTGTCAACAGAAATTACTGGAATAACATCAGATGCTGCTAATGCAGAACCTTTGTCTGATAATGCTGTTGCAAAGTTTAGTTCAGTTTGAACCATATAAGGGTTGCGTCCACGTTGTGAATTACCTCGTGCCGCTTGGAGTGTGTTATCACCTAATGCCATAATTCAGTCCTCCCTTACGCCAAGTTATATGCTGCAGTAACAATTGCTTCTGGACGAAGAATTTTTCTTCCATACAAATGCATACCACGAACAATATCTGCAAATGAATCAGGGTCACGATATGTCTCAGTTTTGTTGATCTGCTCTGCAGTTGCAACGGCTGAGTCATGTCCTGCGACAATGATTCCAAAGTTAGAGGCATTAGAGCCACCAACAGTTGAAGAACCTGTACCCAATGAAGGTAGGTTATTCGATGTGTGAACACGGAATCCGTGTAGGTTAGCTACTGACAAACCATTTTGTAGACCAGAACCACCGAAGTCTGCATTTAGAAGACGTGAATCTTCATCCTTTAAAACTTCCATGAATACTGGATCAACCACAAGCCAACGTCCAGATGTATCAACATTTTGCTGATCCATTAAACGTGACATACGTGCAATAATTTGTAGTGGGAATGCATTACCTGCAGTTCCTGACTTTGCAGCCGTAGCACCACCTGCACGTGGTTCGATACCAATAGATTGGTTAGCTGTACCTGCACTACCAGAGCTATTTGTAAAGTCAGATGCGTCTAGTGACATAGTAGCCAATAGTTCCGCACCAACTAAGTTAGCACCGCTAGAAGCTGTTGTAACAGCCTTTGAACCATTTACGGATGTGTTTACTGCACTTGCATTTGCATGAAGTGCGGCCTGACTAAAACCTGACAAATAGCCAAGAACTTCTTGGTCCATCTGGTCAGCCAAACGATACGCAGCACGATCACTTGCAAGGCTTTGGAAATTTACATGTGAATGAGCTTCTTCAATGTCATCGACTTTAAATGCAAAGTAATTTGCTTTGTCGATTGTCAATGAAAAATCTTCATCATCCAAATCTTGCGGAGTAATTGTTGCGCCACGTGAGTACGATTTCACAGTAATCTCAGGTTCTTTGATGATTTTTACTGAGTCACCCATTTGGGCAATCTCACCAAAGTAATCTGAGTTTGTGATCGCTTCAACAACAGATGCCTTGCGGAATGCAAGTTGCACCTGTTTGGAGTAGATTACTGGTGAAAAATTACCGTTAGGTAAGTTATTGTAACCTGCTGCAGTTGAAAATGCCATTATAATTCTCCTTTATAGCATTGAGCACGACAGATGCAAAACTAAATATACTATACAGAGGCTAACTCTACTAGGGTGCATCTTATGTAATATTGGCCTATATTACACTTAATGGGCCATGAGACATTAGGTTGTCCGAAAGGATATGTTGTTTGCTAAGTTTGCAAGAGGCACAGGTATTCCATCTCTACAGGGGCTGTGCCACTTACGGTATACATATAGTTATACTTAAAAATTTCTATATGTCAATAGATTATCTAGCATTACCAGATAAATCGTATACGAAGTTGCCTGTACGGATAGCTTCCATAATTTCATCAGACATTTTTTCGTATTCTTGTGCAGACATTTTTTGCACTTCAGATTCTAAGATTGCTCTTGAACCATCACTTGTATCTGGCTTGCTACGTGAGTTACGTGCATTCACAGATCGTGCAGCATCTTTGTCTGTAGTCTTAGTTTTCTTTTTAGTAGTGATATTTTTATCTGCTTTGTACAAATCAATTGCACGAGCAGCAGTTCTAGCATCACTAGCATTTTCATATAAAGCATCCTGTATTGACTGAGGCTGTTCGTTTACCCAGTTATGAAAGTCATCTGTCTCACGAATGTCCTCAAAGTCAGGATGGTATCGAAGTAACTCTGCTTCTGCCTTTTCACGAGATGCATTCATTTGCAATTCGTCTACAGCTTTCACACGTTCTTCTAATACAGCAGCTTGTTCTTTTGCCTTTTTAATTGCAATTGTTTCTACGATTGCTGCTACGTCAGGATACTTTGCTGCCCAAGCCTCTATGTCTTCATCTGACTTGGGAAGGTTAATCTCTTTTTTAGTGGCTTCACTTAGTTGTGATTGTAGTGCATCTATCTTAGCAGCAAGTTCTTTTTCCTTTTCTTGCTGATGTCTACGTAGATCACCATAACGTTTCTTAAAAGATTTCTCTTCTGCGTTTTCTGGTTCAGGTTCTGGTTCTTCTACTTCACCTTTTTGTTCGGCAAGTAACTGCTCCAGTTCTTCTTCTTCTTTTTTTAGTTTGTCTTCATTACTATATTTTTTATTTATGAAAGCAGATTTAGTTTCTACTTGTTCTACCATTGCGTCTTGCATTTTATTTTCCTTTCTAGGGCCACCGTAGCCAGTTGTATGGGGGATGGGTAGCTAGTATATATGGCACGTTTAACGTGATGCCATCTCACGTTTCATTTCTTGTGGCATATCTTGGGGCATGTCACGTTCACGTCTTTGAGGCATGTCGTCAGCTAACATTTGTTCTGTTTCACCTTCTGGCTCAGAAAATATTTGTTCTAACTCTGGGCCTATGAGTTTCATTATAACTTCTCCTACTGGATGTTGTTCTAATGATTGTAGTATTCCTGCTTCTTCATCAGTTAGTTCTTGAAACCGTTGGAGTACTGTACCTTTTAATTCACTTATGTCCATGTTATTTATCCCTTTCCATTAAGCCACCTTTAGCTTTACCGCCACCACCGCCACGTCTTCCTGTGCTTTTTACAACTTTAACTTTAGCTAAATCTTTTTTGTTTAAAGACTTTTGTGTTGATTTAACTGGTTTACTTGGCTTGTTTCTGTTTCTATCACGTTCTCTTCTTCTAGCTCTAGCTGCTGCTGCTCTTGCTTCTTCTTGTGCCTTTTTAGCTGCTTGATCTCTTTCTGCTGCTACAAGTGGATCATCATATGCAGAAGTAGAAGTAATATTATCAATTACATTACTAACTACATTAGAAGCCTCTTTAACTGTTGGAGTTGTAAAAGATATTTGATTTGGATCATCATCTGAACCTGGTGCAGTAGCTACAATGCTAGGTAATGTAAACTTACCATCAGCATCATTACAAGTAAGAACTTTACCTGCGTGTGCATCTACTGTAAGTGTTGTGTCAGCAGTTAAGCTAACCACATTTGCATTACCTGCTGAGATAAATCCAGATAATGATTTAACTGGACCTGAGAATGTTGATTTTGCCATAATTTCCTCCTGGGAAATAAGTTCTACCGTCTTGGCTTGTCTGCTAGGTCAGTCTGTAGAACAAGTTAATAAATCCTAG